GGCATGACTAGAAGAACATTCTTAAAAATTTTAGGTGGTGCAATGGCCATACCTATTATTGGTAAATTTTTAAAACCTTTAAAAACTGCAAAAGGCGTAACCAAAGTTCCGATGATTAAAACAGATGATGTGCCTGGCAAACCAGAATGGTTTGATCAGTTAGTTAATAAAGTTATTGTCGAAGGTGATGATGTCACTAAAAGATTTGCAACAGCTGAGAGACAATCTATTCACCAGAAAACACTTGACGATGGTTCAGTAGTCCGAGTCACAGAGGACGTGGATCAAGGTGCTGTGAGAGTAGAGTATGAAAGTGATAAGAATGTTTTTGAAGACCCGGTGCAATTAGAATACAAAAAACCATTACCGGATGAGGGTGATCCAAGACCAACAGCAGAGTTTACCACAGCAGAGTCAGGTCCGGTTGGTAGAAGATATGGACCAGATGATTATGAAATAGATGTTGATGAGGTCGGTGGTACGAGTATTAGGGATTTAGATTCAGACGTATCCAAACTGAAAGAATATGCAACAGGTCAAAAACCTACTATGACAGAGATTGTTCAAAATAAAAAAAGAAGAGACAAGGCTAAAGCCATATCAGAGGATCCTGAAGCTCAATCAGATGCCGTGATTAGAAGACAGGGCGAAGCACAAGATTCTGATTACGAAACCCTTGGAACAGGTGATGACTTTGCATCAGGCGGTATTGCTAGAATGTTAGGAGAGTAATGGCTTTTATTAAAACAATAGGCAAACTAGCTCCTGGAGCCTATAAACAGATGATAGATCATCTGACTAGAAGAAAAATTAAAAATCCATTTATCAAAGCAGAAGATATTATTGTAGATAAAAAACCTGAAATTGAACAAACAGAAATGTTTAACAGGTTTAACAAAGCTAATCCAAGACAAGACATGGCCGATGGTGGTATGTTGGTGCAACCAAGTGCTGATGGATCTAGACCTGGGTATTCTAAATCTAAAATGGGTAAAAGCAAACTTGGTGAGGGCATGGAAAATATTTTTAAAGAAAAAATTGGACCTGGAAAATTTAGATATTCTATACAAATAAAGCGAAAAAAATATGGTCAAGTAATAGGAGAAGAAAATTTACCAGCGTTAAAAAAGAAAAGAGATCAAGTAATTAAAAAATTATATCCCAACAGAATAACAAATGAAGATTTTGCCAAATTAAAAAATTTAAAAAAATATGAAAACATGGATTCTGCTCAATTTGCTAAAGTTTTAAATGACAAAGGTTTTACTACAATTTCTGGAAAAGAATGGAATCAAAAATCTACTTTAAGAAAAATAGATGAGCTTGATTTAGAGCTAGTAGGTAGAAAAAGATCTGAAAGTGAAATATTTGAAATAGTTAAAAAGATAGAGGGTGGCCCATCTAAAATAAAGTTATACAAAGAGGGTATTATACCACTAAAAACATTAAGAGACATTGCAACTGATTATGAAAAAAGACAAACTCCAGAATATAAAGAAACAAAAAAGAAAATAGAAACAAAAGCTAAATTAAAAAAAGCGCAAACGTTGGGAAATTTTCCACCTGGCACTAGTCCAAATGATAATTTATGGGCTCAAGTTTATAGATCAGCGAAAGATGGAGATGGTAGATGGAAAATAGTTTCCAAATTACCTCCGTTGAAAGATGGAAAAAGAGATTGGGTTAAAAATAATAGTTGGAAAAAAATGAGAGTTATTGATACTCAAACAGGAACAGAGTTTGGTTATAAAGATCTTAAAAATTATTTAGATAATTTAGAGGGCCCAGGAACTTATGACAATGCTTTAAAACCATGGCAAAATAAAAAAGATTTAAACGCTATTAAAATAAATTACAGAGGTGATAATGTTTCTTTAGGAAAAGTTTTGTCAAATAAAAAATTAGTAAGTGAGTTTATTAATAAAAATAATAGACCTCCTACAGGTGATGAATTAACTAAATTTTATAAAGAAAGATACCCCTATGGTAAAAATAATTTTGCAGTAAATCACCCTGAAGGCGTAAAAAATAATTGGTGGAATGCTGAAGTTGTGCACAAAGATGCTAATGATAGATTAGAAAGATTAGATAAATCTTTTAGATCTAATTTAAATTTAGCTAAAAATAATGTTCAAAGAAATAGAGTAATTGAATTATATAAAAAAGACGTTAAAAAAATTGGTAATGTAACATCAATATTTGAAGGACAAACTTTTGGAAAATCAAACATTCTTGGTGCAACTAGAGATGCTTTTAAAACAGAGGGTTTATCTAGAACATTTGAAGCTAATAGAAAACAAATTGTAAATCAAATAGCCGTATTAGGTGGTGAGGATTGTGGTAGAATAAGAAAATATCAAGGTGGTAGAATTGGTTTGCAAGATGGAACTCCAAATGTTGACGTATGTTTTAAAAAGGCAATACAAAGAATTAATTCTGGTTTTAAAAATGCAACTCCTGCAGAGGCTAGAAACTACACTAAACTTTTAAACGCTGTTAAAGGCTCTGCTGTGATAGGAAGAAATCTTTTAAAATTTGGTATCATACCGGAAGCTTTGTATGTTGGTGCAGATAGCTTGGTTAGAATGGGTTTTGGTGATACATTTAAAGAGGCTGGTTTACGAGCATCTGATTTTTTTATACCTGGTGATCAAATGCAAGAAGCAGATAAATTAAAAGTGCAAAGAACACTTGGAGATGCTGCTGCAACAAATGTTGGTAGAGTATTTGATTATAGAAATCAAATAGCAAACATAGATAGTTTAGAAAAACAAAAAGCAAACCTTGAAAATTTATCTGACGTTGGTGAATTTGATTATATTGGTGATTTAAGTCAAGATGTTAAAAATATAGACACAAGACTTAATCAAGCAAAAAACGATTTACAAAATAAATTTATGGTTTCTGAAGCAGAAACTGTTGCAGCTGATCAAGCTTTAGAAGAAGCTTATGATATATCAAAAGCTAAATCACCACTTGCAAGACTAAAAAGATTTACACAAAATATTGAAGCGGTTCAAGATGATCCTTTTTTAAGTGACATAGCAACTCCACAAAAAACACAAATGGATTTAAATTTAAATATGTTTCCAACAGCAATACCAACGCAAACTGATTTTATGAAACTGACAGACACTGATATAATGAATAGAAGAAGAGATTTAATAAACGCGGGTTTAACTAATCTCCCCTCTTCAAGAGATCTTATGTCAATAAGAGATGCAGAAATAGCAGATAGAGAAAAAAGAATTGATGAATTTAAAGCAATGCCTTTAATGGACGCTGCTAATCAATTTGGAAGAGAGCAGGTATTTGGCACACAAGGCACTTTTTTTGGTCAACCATTGGCAGGCGGTGGTATTGCTAAACTAGCTGGTGATAGATCAGGCCCACCGCCAGAAAGAGGACCTAACTCACAAGGGTTGCCAGGTCTATTAAAACGTGTTAGAAACTTATAGGAGTATTAAATGGCAGAAATAGACAAAGGACTCCCGAACACTAGAACTAAATTAGATATCCCTTCGGAGGAAGAGATAGCAGAAGAAGTTGCTGTTCAGGAACCAGAAAAAGGACCGATAGAAGTTATACCAGAAGAAGATGGTGGTGTAACATTAGACTTTGAACCAGGAGCAATCAACGTACCTGGAACCGAATCACACTTTGATAATCTTGCAGATCTTTTACCAGACGATGTATTAGAACCTATCGGCAACGAGATGGTGCAAAATTACATGGACTACAAAAGTTCTAGAAAAGATTGGGAACAAGGATATATACAAGGATTAGATCTTTTAGGATTTAAATACGAAAACAGAACAGAACCATTTCAGGGAGCTAGTGGTGCAACACACCCAGTGATGGCGGAGGCTGTTACACAATTTCAAGCACAAGCATACAAAGAATTATTACCAAGTGATGGACCGGTTAGAACACAAATTATCGGTGTCAAAAATCCCGCAACAGAACAGCAGGCACAACGTGTAAAAGATTTTATGAATTATTTAGTTATGGATCAAATGAAAGAATACGAAGCTGAGTTTGATTCTATGTTGTTTCATCTACCACTAGC